TTTCAAAATAAAATTAAAAAAAGTTATGATGTTTTACATTATATAGAAGATAATGAACATTCTTATGATGGTGTATCAAACTGGATGTCAGCACATGGCTATGAAAAGCAAGCACAACGTTGTAAAGTTATGTATGAAAAATTAGCATCTGGTGGAAACATTATGAGAAGAGGTGTATATGTACCAAAGAATTATATTGGTGCTTTTGTAGGCAGTGCACCTACAAAGCTTACACATCCAGATGAAGATAGATTTTTAACAATAAGAGAATGTTTAAGTATTATGGGATTACCTGAAGATTTTATTTTACAAGGTGGTCTTAAAAATTTAAATCATATATGTCAGAATGTACCAGTCACAACGGCAAGTGATATGGCAGAACATGTTTTAAAATTTTGTGATGGCAGATTGAACAATCAGTTATGGGATCAAGACTTTATGGTACAAGATAATCGAAAGCAATCAATAATTAGTGAAAATAAACCTTTACAATTAGATGCTTTTATGGTATAATTATATTATTTGTAGGAGAAATGAATGTCAATAATGGATAAATTAAAAAAGAATAGTAAAAGTAATTTTACATCAATACTTTCTGATTCTAAATTTTTTAATGAAAAAGATATGGTGCCAACCGATGTACCTATGATAAACGTAGCTTTATCAGGTTCGATGGATGGAGGTATAGCACCGGGTTTAACAGTTTTAGCAGGTCCATCCAAACATTTTAAAACTTCATTTGCTTTAATTATGGCAAGTGCTTATTTAAAAAAATATAGTGATGCTGTATTATTATTTTATGATTCAGAATTTGGTTCACCTCAATCATATTTTGAAAACTTTGATATTGATACAAGTCGTGTATTACATACACCAATTACTAATGTGGAAGAACTTAAGTTTGATATGATAAGTCAACTCGAAGGTTTGAATCGTGGTGATAAGGTAATTATAATTATTGATTCAGTTGGCAATCTTGCATCTAAAAAAGAATTGGAAGATGCAATCAATGAAAAGTCAGTGGCAGATATGTCAAGGGCAAAAGCACTTAAAGGTTTATTTAGAATGACTACACCATATCTAAATATGAAAGACATACCTTTATTAGCAGTTAATCATACGTATAAAGAGATTGGCTTATTTCCAAAAGACGTAGTATCTGGTGGAACTGGTATTTACTACAGTGCAGATAATATTTGGATTGTAGGTAGACAACAGGACAAACAAGGAACTGAAATTAAAGGCTACCACTTTGTAATTAACGTGGAGAAATCAAGATATGTTAAAGAAAAGTCTAAGATACCTATTTCTGTTAGTTGGGACGGTGGTGTTGAGCGTTGGTCTGGCCTGCTTGATGTTGCTTTGTCTGGTGCTTATGTTAGTAAGCCCAGCGCTGGTTGGTACTGCAGAGTTGATCAATCAACTGGAGAGTTGGTGGAACCGAAAGTTCGAGAAAAAGACACCTTAAAAGAAGAGTTTTGGAAACCTATAATTGAAGAAACTAATTTTAAACAGTACATCAACGATAAGTACACGATACTTAATAACGTTATAAACTTAGAGAAAATGGACCAACATTAATGGAAGAAAAAGTAGATTATGAAATCATTCCGTCTCATGAAGACGAGCAGGCTTGGAACGTAAGAATACTTAAAGGTCCATTTACAGAGACTATAATAAGATATGGCGTAATTAAGTTTAACGAGATTCCAAAAAATATGAGTTTTAATTTTGCTATAATAGATTCTCCAGACTCTGAATTAACTACAGAAAATGTAGACTTACAAGACTTTGCTGGAGCTATGCTAGAAAAAATTATGGCTAATGGAATAAAAGAAGGTTCAGTTGTAACAAGGGAGATTAAAAATGCAAATTAGTGCCACGCAAAGATTAATGTTGATTATGGATGAGATCGCAATAGCAAAAGGTAAACTAGAACCACATGACACTGGTCATATTCATACGTCAATAAGCTATTTAGAAAGCAGAGCAGAAGAAGTACAAAAAGAAATTGATGAAGGATTAAGAAAAGCTGCCTATGCCTACTAATTTAGAACAAACTATATTACGTAATCTGTTAACTGACGAAGGCTATATGCGCAAGGTATTGCCTTTTATAAAACCAGATTACTTTGAAGGTATCTACCGAATATTGTTTCGAGAAGCTGGTAAGTTTGTTGCCAAATATAACAAGTTACCAAATGCTGAATCATTTAAGATCGAACTCGATCAGAGTGATAAATTAAGCGATGAACAATACAATTTGGCAATGGATATCGTACCACAGCTATTTACTGGAGACAAGGTAGATGATAAATGGCTGGTTGATACTACTGAAAAGTGGTGTCAAGATCGTGCGATATATCTTGCGATAATGGAATCAATATCAATTATTGATGGAAAGCACGAACAATTAACTAAAGGTGCTTTACCTGATCTATTGTCAAATGCACTTGGCGTAGGATTTGACTTAAAAGTTGGTCATGACTACATAGAAAACGCGGAGGATCGATATGAATTTTACCACACAGAAGAAGACAGACTTCCATTTGACTTGGAATACTTTAATAAGATCACCAAGGGTGGCGTCCCACGTAAAACTCTTAACATTGCTCTCGCTGGTACCGGTGTCGGTAAGTCTTTATTTATGTGTCATGTTGCTGCCTCGGCTTTAGTCCAAGGTTACAACGTACTTTACATTACTATGGAAATGGCTGAAGAGAGAATAGCTGAAAGAATAGATGCTAACTTACTTAACGTTCCTATCGATCAGTTAGATAAGATAAGCAAGGATCAGTTTACTACAAAAGTTAGTGAAATAGCGAGAAAGACTACAGGTAAATTTGTAATTAAAGAATATCCAACTGGCTCTGCGCATGCTGGTCATTTCAGAGCTTTACTTAACGAACTTAAATTAAAAAGACAGTTTGAACCAGACTTAATCTTTATTGATTATTTAAATATATGCGCAAGTTCAAGAATGAAAGGAATGGGCGGTGCGATCAATTCATACTCTTACATTAAAGCAATTGCTGAAGAATTACGTGGCCTTGCGGTCGAGTTCGACATACCGATCTTCTCTGCAACGCAAACGACTCGCTCTGGTTATTCTAACTCGGATATTGGGCTTGAAGATACAAGTGAGTCTTTTGGATTACCCGCAACCGCGGACTTAATGTTTGCTTTAATATCAACAGAAGAACTTGAACAACAAGGTCAATTTATGGTTAAACAATTAAAGAACAGATACAATGATCCAACTCAACACAAGAGATTTGTAATTGGAGTTGATAGAAGTAAGATGAGGTTGTTTGACGTAGAAGAAGCCGAACAAACTTTAACCGACGATACTCCAGTATTCGATAAAACTGATACTGGTAAGAGATTTAAGGATTTTAAATTATGATAAAACATTATATAGCAATAATATGGTGCTTAGCTTTTTGGGGTGGATTCACTACCGGTAAAAGCGTACTAGCTGGCGAGTGGAATGATAAACCAGTAATGTGCGAACAGAAAGAAAAATTTGAAAGTTTAATGGTTGAACAAGGAAAAGTAATATTAGGCGGTGGCGATATGTTCGCTACGGTACGCACCAACAATGGATTAAGTGATATTCCAGCGGTGCTGCCAATGAGATTATATTTTAATCCAGCGAATAAGCATTTCACTATTGTAGAATGGCATAGAGATTATAATAGCTACTGCATACTTGCCTATGGAGAAGAATGGCACATATTAGGAGAAAAAAGTTGATTGCAAAATTAATATCTTACAGCAAGCCATCTGAATTTACTACATATGAAAAAGATATGCCAAAGAACTGTCAAGACTTGATAGCTTTTTGCGCAAGAGTTTCTAATCCATCAAATCAAAATAATAGTAAAACATCAGAAAAACTATTAAAATATCTTGCTAAACATAAGCATTGGTCTCCATTTGAAATGGTAAGTGCTTGTATAGAGATAGAAACTACAAGGGATATTGCCAGACAATTATTAAGGCATCGTAGTTTTAGTTTTCAAGAGTTTAGTCAAAGGTATGCAAATCCAGTAGAGGAGTTAGAATTTGTCACAAGAGAAGCGAGAATGCAAGATGATAAGAATAGACAAAGTAGTATCGAAGTTGATGACAAAGCTTTCCAAACTGACTGGGAAAGAGAACAAGGAAGAGTTATATGGATGTGCAAGAACGTATACAACCTTGCGATTAAAAAAGGTATTGCCAAAGAAGTCGCAAGGGCGGTCTTACCAGAAGGATTAATTAAGTCAAGATTATATATGAATGGTACTATAAGAAGTTGGATTCATTTTATTGAATTACGTTCAGCTAATGGTACACAAAAAGAATGTAGTGAAGTTGCGGTTGCGTGCGCGCAAGCGATATCTAAAATATTTCCTATGGCGGAGGACTTTTTAAATGAATAAATATACTCAAGACATGACAGGAACAGGACAACATATTGAATTACCAGACCCTGGTCCAGAACCAGAGCGATACTATGACTGGATGCTGTGGAAATTAAGACAGAGTCCAGAATGGATGAAAGCCGTGCATGGCAATAAGATAGAAAAGAAGACCGAGTTTCAGACAGGAATATTTGAAGTGTGTAAAAATCTTTTAAAAAATAGTAGTTTAACATTGACTATCATATTCTTTATTGGTCACGTCTTAATAGCCATGGCAGTTGTCAGCATAATTACGGGAGCTAGTTTTTGGGAAGCTGGCACTGTTGCTATTGTAGAGCCTGCAGTAAACTCTATTTGGTTTTATGTATTACACAAACTGTGGAAAAAGTATAGTTAACAAGTTAAGTGAAAACTTGTTTACAAAGTGATTTTTTTATGGTATAATATACTTATAAAATTAAATAAGGAGTTGAAAATGGCTAAAGTTAAAAGTTTGATGATGGATTTGGAAGAGCAGTTTTACGATAAGGCTGCAAAAATCATTATGGATTGCGAAACAGAATCAGAAGCTGAAAAGCGATGTGAAGATCTAAGAAGTAAAGATTACAACTTCATGGATCAAGATGACGTTGCTGGTCAAGTATCTGATTTTTGGATTGACTGTCATGGTTAATCCTCAAAGCTTAAAAGGAATGCTAGCAGCAAGCATTGCGTTCCTTGGTTTAAGTTTTTGTAGTCCACCAGCACCTGCGGTAGAACTCAAAAAGATCATTACACAAGATCAAGCTGTCTGTCTAGCTAAAAATATGTACTTTGAAGCTAGAAATCAGTCGTGGCGTGGTATCATTGCAGTTGGAATGGTAACACTAAATCGTGTCAGTGATAATAGATTTCCGGACAATTTATGTGCTGTCGTTAAACAAGGACCAACGAGTAAGTGGTGGTTCAAGACCAAAGGTAAGATAGTTCCTATACGCCACAAATGTCAGTTCAGCTGGTACTGTGATGGTAAGAGCGATAAAATATCAAAGTTTGACATTGAATTATATAATGCAATATTTTTAAAAGCAGTTAGAATGATTGGTGCGTATAACTGGGGAAGCTTAGACGATATGACCAAAGGTTCAACACACTATCACGCTGATTACGTATATCCAGCGTGGAGAGAGCAAAAGACTAAAATGATTACGATCGGTAATCACATATTTTATAAATGGGAACAAAGTAAATGAGAAGTTTTATTGTTGATAGCTGGAACGTTGTAATGAACCATAATTACAACCCGTTAAAAAATATACCTGACTTAAACGTAAGACACATGGCTATGCAAATATTAGCGTGGATGTGGTGCGTAGCGTTTTCTATGTATTTTGGTAGCATGTGGATATTTGGTCTTACGGCCATAGCTCACTGTTTTATAATAGGAGCTATCGTGGTAACAGTTGCTACTTTTCATTCGGCGAGAACTATGAACTGGACTTATCATACGCCAAGCCGTTCAAGAGCGATGTACTATAATGGTAAGAGAATTGAACTAGATAAGAATGACGTTGGTGGAGAGCACGAATGAGCATGTACAATAATGATGACATTATGGATAAGTTAAATCAAATGGAATCTAAAATGGATCAGTTAGAAAGTAAAATAGAGGAACTAAATGGAAGACTCGGAAAACACATTGACTTCATCGACAACACTTACGAAGGACTCAAAAACCCAATCCAAATGGCCAGCAAACTTTTCAGAGGAAGATAAAGTAAAAGTAATGCAAGCCAAAGCGATAGTGGAATTGCACTCGTGGTCTATAGAACCCGGTGAAATGCATGAAAATAATGGAACAGTAGTTGATTGGATTAACAAAAATATTAAAATAATAGAGGACTTTGATGAAAAAACAAAACGAGCCAAAGGGTGAATATAAGTTTAATGAAAAAGAATATGTTGAAGAACTACTAAGAGTAATTGACTCCACGTATACTGGTCACTATTCAAGAGATCATTTTCAGGCTACTGAGTTTATAATTGACGGTGGTCATGGTACAGGTTTTTGTATCGGTAATATTATGAAGTATGCTCAAAGATATGGTAAAAAAGGTAGCAAAGATGATGCTCGTAAAGATTTGTTAAAAGTATTACATTATGGAATCATACAGTTATACGTTCACGATATGTTCGGCGATGTGTCAAAAAATTGACAAAAAAAAGTGTCAAATTATTATCGGTGTCAAAAAATTGACAGTGAAGGATTGAGCTATAAATAATACTGTAAGGAGTACTTATGCCAAAGATATCTGAAAACACTGGCGTTGAAATGCCGATAAGAAATCTGCTTTCCATCATAGTGGCAGTGGCTGTAGGTGTATGGGCATACTTTGGTATTATTGAAAGATTAAACAAGGTAGAAACTGAACTTATTATAATTAACACAGACCTTGAAAAGAATACCGAGTTTAGAATTAAGTGGCCTCGTGGCGAGATGGGTAGCTTACCTGCGGACAGCGAACAGTTTATGTTAATAGAACATTTAGCAGGCCAACTCGAAAAACTCGCAAATAATATTGAAACAGGTAAAGCTCCATTCGATCAAC